TTCATGCGGCATCACTCGGTCGCGACTAGAGGCCCCGAATCCCGGCCTCATTACTTTTAGGAGCCAGCACGACTACTGCCATCCTGCTCGCCGTCGCCGTCTCGGTCAGTGTAGCCGTGGCCTACCGCGATTGCTTCGCGTTGGAACTTGACCCCGCCTACTGCGACGTCATCGTGGCCCGCTGGGAGGCTGCCACCGGCCAGAAGGCGGTGCGCCCGCGTGGCTAAGATCGGCCGCCCCCGTGCGAAGATTGACCCGGATGCGGTGCTAGCCCTGGCCCGTATCCATTGCACCCAAGCCGAGATAGCGGCCGTCTTGGGCTGTTCCGTTGATACACTGGCTCGACGTTTTGCGGACACCATAAAAAAGGGTCAAGACGAAGGGAAAGCCTCGTTGCGACGCATGCAGTACAAGGCCGCATCGGACGGCAACCCGACGATGCTCATCTGGCTCGGCAAGCAGTTGCTGGGTCAGCACGAACCGACGCAAGAGTTTCGAGATCTCAGTGGAATGACGGACGCGGATCTCGAGGTGCTCGCGGCCGGCCGGGCGCCGAAGTGAGCCCCGCCCTCGCCGTGCCTCTACCGGTGCGCGCCGCTGCGCTGCTTGAGTTGCGGCGTCGGCAGCGCACGCCGCCGGTTCCTGTCGTGCAGCCGCCCTTCAACGCTTGGATTGCAGCCGCCCACCCAGAGTACCGCTGGGATGCGCCACACTTCCGCCTCATGCACGCGGCACTTGATGAGGTGACGGCGGGCACACTGCGGCGGCTGGTTCTCTCGATCGCCGTCCGCCATGGCAAGACGGCGAGCATTGAGGCCTATGCGGTGGCGCGACTCGTAGCCGACCCGCGGTTGCAGGTACTCGTGGGCACCTACAACCAACAGCAGGCCGACCTCCTCTCGCGCGTGATTCGGCGCCATGCCCGATCGCAGGGCGTCGTGATGAGTGAGGATCGCGACGCGGCGCGCGAATGGGAGACGGCGGCTGGTGGCGGTGTGCGCGCGGTCGGGGCCGGGGCGGGCGTTGCCTCGGTGAATGCGGGCCTGATCCTGATCGACGACCCTATCGGTAGTCGCGACGAGGCGGAGAGCCAGACCTACCGCGACAAGGTGTGGGACTGGCTGACCAACGACATTTTGGCACGCTGTGTGCCGGATACGGCTGTTATCGTCTCGCATCCGCGATGGCACGGGGACGACCCTATCGGGCGCATCCGGGACCGACAAGCGGCGCGCTGGCGGGTGATCGACCTCCCCGGTCGGGCAGAGCCCGGTGACCCACTAGGCCGCACGCTGGGCGCCCCGCTGTGGCCGGAAGAGCGGGGCGAGGATTGGCTGACCGAGAAGCGCGACGAATTGGGGGAGTACGGTTTCGCGTCACTGGTACAGGGCCGGCCTCGCCCCCGCGAAGGCGGTATGTTCAAGTGGGCGTGGTGGCAGCTTCTTGATGCCGTGCCGGCGCAAGGCCCGATGATCCGATACTGGGATCTGGCGGGCACGCAGCCCAAGGGTGGCGGCCACGACCCGGATTACACGGCGGGGGCGCTACTCTGTCGGATGGTGGACAAGCGGACGGCCATGGTGGACGTGGCGCGGTTTCGGAAGTCCATCGCTGCGCGCGACACAGAACTCGAAACCGTTGCCTGCGCCGACCTCCTCGCCTATCCGGGTCGTGTGCGGTGGTGGATCGAGACGGAGGCCGGTATTGCGGGCGAGGACCGCACGGCGCAGCTCGTGCGTCGTCTCCAAGCTGCTGGGATGGCAGTCTCAACGGAGCACCCGACCGGGAATAAGGTGCACCGGGCCGAGCCCTTGGCGAGTGCCGTGGAGGCCGGGAACGTCGTGTTGTGTCCGGGGGCGTGGCGTGACCCGTTGCGCGCCGAGGCGGCCGATTTCCCCAACGGCGCGCACGACGACCAGATCGACGGAGCGGCCGGTGCGTTTGCGAAACTGTCTACCCCGATAGCGTCCGTGGGTTTCGCGCAGATGTCCCTGTGACGAACCGCCACGTGCGCAAGCTCGTGTGCTCGGAGGTCCGTGACATGATCCGGCCCCGTCCTCTCTGGTGTCCGCGCTGGGTGTACGCCCTGGCTTGCCGCTTGGTGCTGCGTACCCTTCCGATGTCGGAGACACCGTGAATACCACTGACCCCGCGCTTCCCAGCTATGTGCGTTCTGAGGTCTACGCCTACCGGGACGACCTCGACCTCGTATCCGATCTCCTCGCGGGAACGCGACGGATGTGGAATCAATCGTGGACCAAGAAGTACATTCGAAAGTGGGCGGACGAGGACCAGAAGGTCTACGAGATCCGACGTCAGTGCGAGACCGTCTTCGAGGGGTTGGGGCGAGTGGTGTCGGCGTGTGTCGGAATGCTCTTTGCCCGCGTGCCTCAGATGGAGTGGAACGCGAGTGAATCGGCGATGACTGGGCACTATGCGAACCTCGATGCGATGGGCACAGCCGGGCCGGTTTTGTGCAAGCGATTCGCGGACAAGGCGTTGGCACACGGGATCGCCTGCATCCTGGTTGACCACACACCCGCCCCGGGTATTCCGGTTACGGGGGGCAATGAGCGGACGCTCGGGCTGCGGCCAACGTGGGCGATCTACGAACGCCAGCAGGTGCTATCCTGGCGCACCGAGGTGGTGTACAACGCCGAGACGCTGGTCCAGGTGGTTCTTGAGGAGTGTCGCAGCGTGAACGATGGGAAGTACGGCACCAAGCCCGTCAAGCGGTACCGGGTGCTGAGTCTCGGCGTTGGCGAATCAGGGGAACGGGTTGCGCGCTGGGAATTGTGGGAGGAGACGAAGGAAGGCGGGATGGGCGGGTTCAAACGTGTCGGTGGTGACGTGTTCATGAACTCGGTTGGCGAGACCCGTTCAACTTTGCCTTTCCGTGTGGCCTACGCGGGCCGCACGGACGCGCCGATGTGCGCCACCGTCCCCCTTCTGGGCGTGGCCTACGCCAACCTCGCCCACTGGCGGTTGAGTACCGCGCTCACCTTCGCGCGTGAAATCGCCTGTTATGCACAGGGGGTCGTGGTGGGCGACCTCGCCAAGGTGCCGGGGCCGAACGGGACATCACTGCCGGGGAGGGTAAAGCTTGGGCCGCTCGCACTCGTTCAGCTCGTGGGTGAGGGTGCGTCCTTCGAGTGGAAAGCCCCGCCCGTTGATGCCTTCGCGCCGATGGAACGGGGGATCAAGGAGAAACTGGAACAAATCGGGCAGATGGGCATGGCATTCTTGGTGAGCGAGACCCGCGCCGCCGAGACTGCCGAGGCGAAGCGACTGGATGCAACCGCGGAGAACTCGACATTAGCTACCGCCGGCCAGGCCGTTGAGGATGCGTGGAACGGGGCGCTCGAAGATCACGCCTGGTATCTAGGGATCGAGAGGGCCGGCGCGCCGGTGGTGACGATCAACAAGGACTTTGATTCCGTCGCACTCGACGCCCAGACGATGGTGGCGTATGTCACCGCAGTAAGGGACGCCGGGCTGCCTCCGCGCCTGTTGCTGCAAGCGTGGCAGGCGGGTGGGCGCATTCCGGTCGATACCGATCTCGACGAGCTGGAAGCGGAGATGATGGCGAACGCGGCGGCGGCGGAAGCGCAGAAGGCGGCGGAACTGGCAGCGCAAGTTCAGCCGCTTCAGCGGACGGCGTGAGTCATCGCGAGGCCGTGCCGCAGCCGTGGACCGCATGACGTTGCATCTCGCCCCGGCTGGGTATAGGTTGGCCCCGTGGACCCCGCGTCCGAGGCGGACCTCGCCGCCACCTACTTCCAGCAGCTCGTCAAACGGGGCGTGCCGGAATCCGTTGCCGCGCAGCTTACCTGTGCCTGGATACTCGGCCGCCTCCGGGCCAAGGAGTCGTGGCAAGAGGACTAGCCGGTGAGCGACAGCGCCTTCTGGTTGCGCCTCAATCGCCGCGCCGCTGCGCTCCAGCCCGACCTCGCCCGCGAACTCCAGCGGGCCTTCCGCACCATCCGAGAATCGCTGTCCGACGCCGAACTGGCTCGCCTCATTGCCTCGGGCCAGCTTGACCAGCTTCTTGATCAAGCCCTTCTGGACCGCGCCTTCGGGCCGGTGCGCCAGCGGATACAGGAGATCGTGCGCCGGGGCTTCGACGCTACGATTCGCGATCTACCCCGCGCCGGCAAGGTGGACGGGGTAGTCGGAGTCGGGTTCGACTACCTCAACCCCGAAGTCATCAACGCGATCCGGGCACTCGATAGTCGGATCCTCAACACCCTGACCAGCGAGACCCGGGAGATGGTCCGCGCGTTCGTGGAGCGCGGACTGCGCGAGGGATTGGGGCCGCGGGCAATCGCCAGGGATCTGCGGGCGATCATCGGCATGGCTCCCAACCAGCAGGAGGCTGTCCGCAATTTCCGGCGCGCCCTAGAGGGTCAGGGCCGGAGCCCGTTGGACTACGCGCTCCGAGACCGTCGGTTCGACTCACTGATCCGCCGCGGAGCAATGACGCCCGGGCGGATTGATCGAGCGGTGGCGGCCTATGAACGCCGAATGCTGGCGTTCAACGCCGAGACCAACGCCCGGACCGCGACGCTGGACAGCCTGAGGTTAGGCCAGCGTTTGGCGTGGGAGGACGCGGTTGCGAAGGGATTGGTAGATGGGGCGCGGCTCAGAAAAGAATGGAATGCCGTGGCTGGTCCCATTGGCGACGGGCGCAACCGTCCAGAACATCTTGCGATGCACGGTGAGACTGTGCCCTTTGACGCCTACTTCAGCAACGGCGAGATGATTCCAGGGGAGTCTGTGTTCAATTGTCGTTGCGGGGCGCGCTATTTCCAAGCTCTTCCCGCCCGCCGGGTTGCACCTTTAGTGCTAACCACATAAGTTGATCTCACAGGCATAGAGGCGCACGCACTCACGCAGCGAGGAGCCGCATGGCGTTCCCGATCTTCGAGAAGCAGGCCGACATCCCCCTGGGGTTCGAGTCGGAGTACGAGGAGAAGGACGGGAAGTGGGTTGCGAGGGTGCCGGACGTCGGGAAGCTGGAAAGCACGCTCGAAAAGGTCCGCGCCGAGAAGAAAGATGCCGAGAAGGCGACGCGGGAGGCACAAGAGAAGGCCGCCGACATCCAGCGCCAGTTGGACATCAAGGCCACGGCAGGGGCCGACGTAGACAAGAAGATGGCTGCCGCGCTGGAGAAGTGGGAGAAAGACAAAGAGTCCGCCGTCAAGGCCGTGCAGGACCAGCTCGACGCGGTGACTGGCAAGTTGCGGGCGGTGAACCTGGACGACCGGGCCAAGGCCGCGTTCCTCAAGGCTGGCGGCCGGCCCGAGCGGGCGGATGCCGCGCTGAAGCTCAAGCGTGACCGCCTCGATCTGGTGGACGACCGGCTGGTGGTGAAGGACGAGAAGGGCGAGGTCACGACCGAGACGGTGGACGACCTGTTCGCCAAGTCGTTCAGGAAGGAGATGCCCGATTTCTACAAAGGCACGCAGGCGAAGGGCGGCGGGGCGGCGGGCATACAGGGAGCGGCGCTGGATGATGGGGCGGATGCCGATGCCATCCTGAAGAACCCGCGCAGCGCGTTGCAGGCCGCGCACGAGGCCGGGGCAAGCGCGTAACGGATAGGGCGAGCGCGAGGCTCGCCACAGAGTAGACCGCAGGGGCCGCGCGAGGCGGCGGGAGTGGTGCCCGAAGCACCGGGACGACGGCTGTCGTTCCTGACGGTAACGCAGGGCCGAGCGATTCGGCGCCGTGGTCGGTGGAGCGAATCCACCGCAAGGCGTTACACGAATCCCCCTCGGTGCTGGGCAGTGCTCTTGAGGGGGCCACTCTCAGGAGACCGCAATGGCTTCCCTCACGCTCGTCGAAGCGGCAAAGCTCGCCGCGAACGAAGGCAAGACGCTCCGCGCCTCGGTGATTTCCATGTTCGCCCGCGCGAGCGACATCCTCATGGCCCTGCCCTTCCGGGACATCCAGGGCAACGCCTACCAGTACAATCGCGAAGGCACGCTCCCGAGCGTTGCGTTCCGCGGCGTGAACGAGGCGTACACCGCGACCGTGGGCGTCATCAACCAGCTCGTCGAATCGCTGCGCATCTGCGGCGGCGACCTGGACGTGGACACGTTCATTCTCGACACGCAGGGCGAAGGCGTCCGCGCGACCCACGAAGAGATGAAGGTCAAGGCGCTGGCCGCCGAGTTGACCCGCGTCTTCATCAAGGGTGACAGCACCAGCCAGCCGCGCGAGTTCGACGGGTGGCAGGCGCGTATCCCCATTGGCTCCTCGCAGCTCATCGCCGCGGGCACCACCGATGCCGGTGACGCGCTGTCGCTGGCGGTACTGGACGAGGCGATCGACGCCTGTGTCAGCCCCTCCGCGCTCGTGATGAGCAAGGCCATGCGGCGCCGGTTCTCGGCCGCGGGCCGCACCACGTCCGTGTCGGGCTACGTCACCTACACCCTCGATGCCTTCGGGCGGCGCGTCACGGAGTACAACGGCCTGCCGATTCTCGTGCCCTACCCGGACAACGGTGGCACGGAGCCGCTGGCATTCGATGAGCAGGGTGACGTGGGCGGCACGCCGGCCGGCTCGACCTCGACCTCGATCTATGTGGTCGGGTTCGGTGATGGCCTGGTGACCGGCCTCCAGAGCGGCCCGATGCAGGTCCGCGATCTGGGCGAGCTGGAGACCATCCCGGCCAAGCGCACGCGGGTCGAGTGGTTCGCCGGGCAGTGCGTGGAGCACGGCCGCGCGCTGGTGCGGCTGGGTGGCATTTCCGACGCCGCCATCACGGCCTGAGGAGCTAACCCATGAGCACCACACACAAGATCAAGACGTGGATCGACACCGGCACGGGCCGTCAGGCCGAAAGTGAGATCGAGGTCGAGGTCGCGGGCGGAGTCATCATCGGCGACACCGCCGCGGGCGGCTCGGCGTTGCAGGTCTACTCGTCTGCGGCGCTCGCGGTCAATGACCTCGTGTACGTGTCGGGCCGCAACGAGACCCTCGGGTTCCCGGCGGTCACGCTGGCCGACGCCAACGCCGCAGGCAAGCACGCGCAGTTCGTCGTGCGTACCGCCATTGGGGCGGGCGCGACGGGGATGGTGTTCACCGCCTCCCGCACGGCGGCCAACGTCAACACGAACGCCGTCACCACGGCGGGCGATCCCGTCTACCTGTCGGAGACGGCGGGTGGCTGGACGGCGACTGCGCCGACCGGGGTCACCTCCACGGCGCAGGTCGTGGGACACTGCGCGATCAAGTCCGCCACGGTGGGCGTGATCGAGTTCGACCTGCGGGACTTCCCGACGGTCAACCGCAGCGACCTCCAGGCCGACGCGATCGACGGCACGAAGATCGCCGACGATGCGGTGGACTCGGAGCACTACGCCGCGGCGTCCATCGACAATGAGCACTTGGCCGACGATGCCGTGGACTCGGCGGAACTAGCCGCGGGGGCCATCGACCCCGAGCATTTCGCGGCGGGTGCAGTCACAGGCCCGGCCATCACGAATGCGGCGTTCGGCTTGCAGGGTGTTGCGGCGGTTGAGGTTGACCATGCCGCCGTCTCGCCGTTCGAGGTTTTGGCGGCCGACGCCGACAATGACCGGATCGCGCTTGTGTACGCCGTGGCGACGGAAGCGGCGGCTGGCGAGCCGGACATCGACATCGGCGTCACGAACACCATCAACTCCGTGACCGACGATTTCAAGGCTGGCGCATGGGTGGTGGGCGACCGGGTGTTCAAGCTCATCAACATCCCGAAAGCCGAGAACGTCCGCGCGACGATTACGGCGGCCGGGACGGCGGGCAAACTCGACGTATTCGTGCATGTGATGACGCCGACCATTGTCCGCGCGAACCTCGAAGCGGACATCATCGACGGGACGAAGCTCGCCGACAACGCCGTGGACTCCGAGCACATCACGGCAGGGTCGGTGGACAACGCGCACCTGGCCGGGCTCATCACGCGGGCGAATCTGCTGGAGGAGGCGCTGGCCGTCTATGGCGTCCCGGCCCACGCGTTGAAGTCCGACGCCGGCGCCGCGCTGCTCGCGGCGGAAACGGGCGGCACGTTCAACATCGTCGTTGCCGCGAATGTCGTGAGCGTGCAGGGCGAAATCTGCGACAACGAGACCGAGGTCTCGGTTGGGTACTTCCAGTTTGTCCTGCCGCCCGAGTACGTCGCGGCGGGCGATGTCAAGGTTCGCATCAAAACGGCGCTCATCAAAGTCGCCGCCGCTGTGAACAACGGCTCCACAATCGACGTGGAAGTCTACGAGCAGACGGGCAACGGCGCGGTCGGTGCCGACATCTGCGCGACGGCGGCGCAGTCGTGGGCGGCGGATGACACCTGGTACACGAAGGACTTTGACGTCACCGCGACCAGCCTCGTGGCTGGCGACATCCTGAACGTCAAGGTCACGACGTCTGTGGTGGACAGCGAGGCGGGCGGTGGCACACTGCGCGCCAACCTCGACGGCATCGCCATGCTGCTCGACATCAAGGGCTAACCGCAGGACGGGGGCGGGCACTCGGCTCGCCCCCGGTAGGCTCACGCATCAAGACGGAGACTAACGAACATGGCACTCCAGCGGAACCAGAAAGACGCGACCTTCGACTATCTGCTTCGGATGAAGGACGACGGCGCCATTGCCGCCAGCGCCGCAGCGGAAGTCAGCAGCGTGGCCAAAATCCTCGACATGGGCGCGCAGCGGTTCGACGGCCGCGTGCTCGTGGACATCACGGCCTGCGAGGTTGCGGACGGCGACGAGGAGTATCGCATCATGGTGCAGGGTTCGACCTCCTCGACGTTCGCGTCGGGCGTGTGGAACCTGGGCGCGCTCCAGTTGGGCGACTCCACGGTCTCGCAGGAAACGGTCGATACGGCCGCGACCCGGCATCAGGAGATCGCGTTCACGAACGAGGTGAACGGCACGCTCTACCGCTACATCCGCGTTTACACGTTTGTGGCGGGCACGGTGGCGACGGGCATCAACTACACGGCCAACCTCGTCCAGAAGGCGTAGGCCCGTGGCCCCGACGATCACGCCGACGGGCAAGATGCGGCTGTACCACGCGACCACGGGCCGGGCCATCGAGCGCTGGCCGGTGGACGCGCGGGCAATGCTGGCGTGTGGCGAATACACGGCTGACCCTATCGACGGCGCAATGCCTGCGGCGACAGTGGACGCCACCCCAGCACGGAACGAGCCACAACCACAACTGACTGTCGATCCCATTACGGGCACGGTGGTCGGTGGCCATCCCACCGGCGCGCCGGTTGTGGCCGCGCGCGCGCATGACGCGCCGCCCGCCAAGTCGGTGGAGTTGCCGGTCAGGAGCGGGAAGGGCTGGAAGGCCCGGGCGGGCCAGTGACGATCTCCATCAACGCGACTTCGAGCAGCGCGACGGCGAACAGCTACGCCACGGAGGTGGAGTTCATCGCCTACGCGGCGACGCGGCTCAACGTCGTGTCCGGGACCACGGTCTCGGGCTCGACCTGCAGTGAGGACGAGAAGAAGGCGCTGATCGAGGCCCAACGCGAGATCACGTACTTGCCTTGGCAGGCGCAGCGCACGCTGGACACACAGGCGCTCGCGTGGCCCCAGCGGTATTGTCTCGACCCCGACGCTCCTGCGGTGACGGGGCTGTCGGATATCGCGCAGCTCTACTTCGACGACGGCTTGCCCGAAACGGCCGGTGAGTTCGAGGTGGACACGCTGTACGTGATTCTGTCGGTCGGGACTACGGATTTCACGCTGATCGGGGCGAGCGCGAGTACGGTCGGGATTCAGTTTACCGCTACGGGCGTCGGGAGCGGGACGGGCACGGCGACGACGGTGGCGAGTGTGCCGGATCGGGTGAAGCACGCGCAGATCGAGTTGGCCCTGGAGTTCCTGAAGGCGGGCACCACGGACATCGCCGTTGGTGATCCGAATACCGGTGTCATTGAGAAAACCGTTGACGTGCTCACGACTCGCTGGGCCTCGGGTTCCTCGCGGCCGGCAGGTCTCGACCGTTACCCGCGCGTGGTGGCCTTCATCGCGCCGATGCTGGCGACGAGCGCGGGCTACCGGGAGATCGCCCGCTCATGAAGCACGAGATGGACAAGCCGATGAAGGATATGCCGATGCCCAAGCGGATGCCGAAGCTGATGCCGAAACCGCCTAAGCAGATGCCGCACCCGAAGAGGAGAATGACCCCATGAGCAAGAGCGACACTTTCGAAAACGACCTCGGCCGCGCGGGCAGGCGACGGTGACGCTCTACGCAGATGAGCACGCGAGCGCGCTGGCGACCCTCACGGAGTCGGGGGCCGCGGTGACGTTCACGCGCGTTGCCGAAGCGTTCGACTCGGCTACCGGTCTCGTCACGCCGACGAGCACAAGTGTCGCGGGCTACGCGATTCGTGCCCGTGGGCGGCCCGACACCTACCGGGCGCTCTCGCTGGTTGAGGCCACCGCGCCGACGCTGTTGTTCGCGCCGACCACCTTCGGCTCACTGCCTAAGCCGGGCGATATGGTGACGTGGAACAGCGTAGCACACTCGGTCAAGGACGTGAATCCTCTGTCGCCGGCGGGCACAGCGATTCTCGCTCGCGTCGTGATCGCGGCGGTGTCGCCGTGAGCTGGACCGACGATATGGCCCGCATCAAGGTCGGCATCAAGGCCGCGAGCCAGGAAGTGCTCGTCGCCGTGGTGCAGAAGGCGCACGAGTCTATCACCGAAGGCTCGCCCATCACGGGTGCCCCGGGCCAGCCGGTCGATATCGGTACGCTCAAGGCATCGTGGATTGCCGCGTTCCCCGAGGCGATGGTGGGCGAGATCACGACGAACATCGTCTACGCGCCGCCCATCGAGGAAGGTGTTGGTCGGTACGGCCCCCTGACCCTGCGCTCGCAGGTCGGCGGGTTCCACTCGGTGCAGATGACCGTGGCGGGGATTCAGCAGCTGGTGGACGCAGCGGTCGAGGAATCCCGTGGCAACTAGCCATCACGTCGTGCTGCTGGCCCTGCGGGCGCGGGCCGCGACGCTCTCGGTCTGCACCACGGGTTCGGTGACACTGGCCGCGACGACCACGGGCTACACGCGCACGACCGGCTCGTTCATCACGGACGGGTTCGCGCCCGGCATGGAACTGACGGTCGCGGGCTTCACGTCCAACCCGGTGGACACGCTCACGAGGGTCGAAGCCCTCACGCTTACGGTTGCCACGGCACGGACAGCGGAGGCGGGCAACAGTGGGCGCACTCTGAGTGTCGGACTGCCCGGCACGTGCGTCTATGAGAATTTGCCGCCCGTCACCGCCCCTGTGGTGGGGAAGCCGTATGTGGTCGAGCAGTACCTCCCCGGGCCGAGGGGTCAGCATGTGTTCGGCGGCACGGGCGGGCTGGTGGACGGATTCCCGCAGTACCTGGTGACGTTCTACGTCCCGTTCAAGACGCAGGCGCTCGCGGCGTTCAGTTACGCCGACGCGCTGCTCACGTTGTTCCCGCCGCGCCAGTCGATCACGCTCTCGACGGGGGAGATGCTCCGGGTTCGCACGGACACGGGGTCGTATCGCTCTCAGTTACGGACCGACGGGGATAGTTGGGCGTGGGTCACGGCCACTATCCCACTCTGGTTGCAAACCATTAACACGATCTAGGAGCGCATCATGACGATCCAGCTCGCGAGCGATGTCAGTGTCCGCCTGGTGCGGGAGTCCACGACCGGCACCGCCGCACTGGTAGGCGCAACACCCTGTCATGTCATTCGCATGACGGACAGTCCGGGCCTCGAGCTGAAGCGGGCGCAGGTCCAGAGCAAGGAACTCCGCAATGATCTCACGTCGACCCTGATGCGCCTCGCGGGGAAATCAGTGGACGGCTCGTATAACGGCGAGCTAACCGTGGGTGGTGCCACCGATATGATCATCGAATCGGTGATGCGCTCGACGTGGGTTGCCGCCTCAACCCCGAAGTTCACGTGCGACGCTGGAGCGGCACACACATCGTTGGCCTTTACGGCGAACACCGTGACACTGGCGGGCACCGATACGTGGGCCACGACGCACGGCGTCCGCGTGGGCGACGTGTGCTACTGCGGCGCCGTCGGCGCGACCATCGACAACATCAAGTTCATGGTTGCCTCCATCGACGCGACCGACAAGATCATCACCACCGTCGGCTCGCCGCTCGCCGTCGTGGGCGCGGACACCAACGCCACCTTCAACGTGCTGAAGAAAGTCACTACGCCGACGACCCCGACCCGGTACTCGCATACCATCGAGCAGTACGATGAGAACACCGACCTGTCGGAGTTGTATCTGGGCTGCCGCGTGACCGGATTCCGTCTCAGCGCCAAGCCGGGCGAGATGGCGACGTGGGGCGCGACGTTCATGGGCATGGACCGCACGATTCTCGTGGTGGGTACCTCGCCCTGGTTCACCACGCCGACCACCACGACGGGCCTCGGATTGATTGCCGACGACTCGACGGCCTGGTTCAACGCCGCGGCGGCCGTCAACATCACCGGTTTCGATCTCGACTTCGCCATTGGCGCCACAACGCTGCCGATCCTCGGGACGTTCGTCAGCCCCGACGTGTTCGACAACATCATGACCGTGAAAGGCTCGATCACCGGCGCGCGGACGGGTTCAGCCAACGATACCCTATTCGACGCCGAGACGGAGTTCAACCTCGGTCTTCTGCTCCAGGAGCCGGGCGACGTGCCGCGGGGTGCCCTCGGTGTGTTTCTGCCCCGAGTCAAGATCGCTTCTCTCGCGAAACCAGCTGGCGGCAGCACCGGTCCCAAGATCGAGACGATGGCCATCGAGGCTGCGGTCAAGGTGGCCGCCACGGGCTATGACGCCACCATCGCGAACTTCACCTCCAGCGCCGCCTGATGAAAACCGGACAGACAGTCACCTATCACGCCGGTGACGGTGGGCACGAGGAGGCCGTGGTGCTGGCGGTGACCGGGGCGGGCGCCAGCGGCTTCAAGGTGCTTGACCTCACGACGGTGCGCGGGAAAACGCTCACGGGGATCGTTCACCTCCGGGATCGCGAAACGGGGCTGGGGTTCTGGGCGTTCCCCGAGGAGGCTATTTCTGAAGAGGCACACGAGACATTCGTGGCGCGCCCGAGTCTTCGTCGGAGACGTCCCGAAGCCTAGGTGGACCCGCGTTGCACGCGCGCGGCTGTTGTTGTGCAGCACCGTTCCGCGTTCCCCGTCGTGCTGGGTTGAGTTGTCCCAGGCGTGCCACGATGGGGGCGCGGAGCACCAACCCAAGGAGCAC